ACCGAAAAAATGGCTTATGACTTATGCGAACAATACGGATTATTAAGTCCTATATATAAACACGGAACACGAAATGGTTGTTGGTTTTGTCCTAATCAAAGAAAGTCAGAATTGCTACATTTGTATGAAAAACACAAAGAGTTATTTCTGCGACTAGTAGACTTACACAAAATACCAAACAAAGCAAGTGAAAAATGGAATAGAACTTCCACAATACTAGAAGTATATGAAGAATTAAAAAAATTAAATGGAGAACAAAAATGATAAAGGTCATAGAACTATTTGCAGGAATCGGTTCACAAACCCAAGCATTAAAAAATATCGGAATTGAACATGAAGTAGTTGCAATATCTGATATAGACAAATATGCAGATAAGTCATACCGAATCTTACACAATCCAAATGTAAATAACCTTGGAGATATTAAAGAAATCAAAGCTCTCCCCCATGCCGACCTTTGGACTTACTCGTTCCCTTGCCAAGATATATCAGTAGCAGGACTACAAAAGGGATTTGAGCAAGGAAGTGGAACTAGATCGGGATTACTGTGGGAAGTTGAAAGATTGCTCTTAAAAGCAAAAGAAAACGAAACACTGCCCAAATATCTCTTACTAGAAAATGTAAAAAACTTAATAGGAACAAAATTCAAAGACAACTATGATAAATGGTTGTCTTTTTTATCAAGTCTTGGATACACAACATATACGCAGGTGCTTAATGCTAAATACTTTGGAGTGCCACAAAATAGAGAAAGAGTGTTCGCAGTATCAATATTAGGAGAACATAGACCTTATATATTCCCTAAAGGCGAAGAACTCAAAATAAGATTAAAAGATGTACTAGAAGAAAAAGCTGATGAGAAATACTATCTAAAGGCATCAACAATACTCAGTATACTAAACACGACCTTCAATCAAAGAAGGGATTTGATTCACGGAGACAATGAAATATGCTCCACTCTACTTGCTAGGGATTACAAAGAACCAAAACTTATTGCAGTAGGCACTCTCGAAGGTGGTGTATGGGATAAAAGATATAACATAACAAGACAAGTTTTCGACCCCAATGGTATAAGTCCAACAATTATGGCTGGTGGAGGTGGTGGAACAGAAACAAAGATAATTGCAATAAGAGGTCGTGAATGTGGACAAGTAATTGAAGAAAACAACAAAGGAACTTCAAATGCTCTAACCACAGTACAAAAAGACAACTTGGTTGTAGAACAAAATGCAATAAAGCGAAACTACGATGAATTCATTAAAGAAAATGGCTACATACCTGAATTATTCAACCCTTGGAATAAGAAAGAGCTGATTGAAACATCACCAACACAAACTTCAAATTGTGGCTCAAATTTCAGCACATCAACGGTCTTAAAAGCAGAGACACATTGTCTTAATTATTATGATGATAATGGCAAACAACGAAGTGTTCAAGATAGAATCTATGATTCTCGTGGTATAGGTGTTGCTGTCACACCATCTTTTCGTGGCAACATTTCTGAAATAACATTACCAGTAAAAAATGCCACAAAAAAAGGATATGAAGATGCAATCGTTGGAGACACTATCAACATGCAGTTCCCCAACTCAAAAACAAGACGTGGTAGAGTTGGCAAAGGCATTGCACAAACTCTTGATACACAATGCAACCAAGCAACAATTGAACTAGACCATTTCATAAGAATAAGAAAACTCACACCAAAAGAATGTTGGAGACTTATGGGTTGGACAGATGAACAAATAGACAAAGTCATAGACTCTGGCATGAGTAATACACAATTATACAAACAAGCAGGCAACGGAATTGTTGTACCAGTTCTTGAAGCAATATTTACAAATCTATTTGAGAATTAGAAAAACTATGATATACTAAACATATCCATAAAGAGTGTGCGAGGGACTGCCCCGTTGACCACACAGCAACCTGGCAAAGCTAAGGTGCTAAAGGCAGACCGATGGTAATTGTTATATATGCATATCAACCCATCGGTAGCGATGGGTTTTTCTTATGCTCAATTATGGAAATAAATAATCAATGGAGAATATATGAAAAAAATTATTACAAGCGAGTCCGTAAACATCGGACACCCAGACAAAACATGCGATACAATCGCAGATGCATTCTTGGATGAAGCATTAAGGCAAGATCCAAATTCAATGATGGCAGTAGAATGTGCAATCAAAGATGACAAAGTATTTATCTATGGAGAAGCAACAACTAAAGCAAATATTGACTACGATAGTATTGCAAAACAAGTATTAAAAGATATAGGATACACAAACGAGTTTACAATAATAAAACAAATCAGCGAACAAAGTCCTGATATCAATCAAGCAGTAGTAAAAGAAGAACTACGAGCAAATGACCAAGGCATGGTATATGGATTTGCAACAAATGAAACAAAAGAATATATGCCACTACCTATCACCATTGCTCATAAACTTATGAGAAAGTATGATGAGTTTAGAAGAACAACAAAAGATTATTATGCTGATGCCAAAAGTCAAGTATCGGTAGAATATAACGAGCAAGATAATCCTTGTGGAATAGCAACAATACTAGTATCAGTTTCACACTCAGATAAACTAAGCAAAGAAGAAATTAGAAATACAATTTGCGAAAAAGTAATCTCTCCTATACTAGCTGAATATGCTTACCTAATTAAAGAATATACTGAGTTAATAGTAAACCCAAGTGGTAAGTTTACAGTGTGGGGTTCATTTGGAGATTCAGGTTGTGTTGGTAGAAAAATAGTAGTAGATACTTATGGTGGAATTGGTAGAGTTGGAGGCGGATGTTTCAGTTCTAAAAATGCAACAAAGGTTGATAGGTCTGGGGCTTATTATGCGAGATATGTAGCAAAGAATATTGTTGCTCATGGTTTTGCTGATAAGTGTGAAATTCAAGTATCCTATGGTATAGGATTAGCAAAACCTTTATCATTATATATTGATACTTTTGGTACTGAAAAAGAAGATATTGACAATATCTATAATTTTGTCGCCAAAAACTTTAATTTTAGTCCTGCAAATATAATTAAAGAACTTGACCTACTAAGGCCTATATATAAATCAACATCTTGCTATGGTCACTTTGGTAGAGATGAATTCCCTTGGGAAAATATAATAACAAAATACTTAATATAAAAGAAGAAACCACATTCAAATCGAGTGTGGTTTTTTATAACTTAAAGGAGCAATATGGATATAAAGAAAATGCTAGTCGATGACTTGAAACCAGCTGACTACAACCCAAGAAAAAAACTCAAACCAGGAGACAAAGAGTTTGAGAAACTTAAAAACAGCATCCTAGAATTTGGATATGTAGAACCAGTAATCTTTAATAAAAGAACTGGTGTCATAGTTGGTGGACATCAACGACTTGAAGTTATGAAACACTTAGGATACAAAGAAGTAGATTGTGTAGTAATAGACATTGATGAGAAAAAAGAAAAAGCTCTCAATATTGCATTAAATAAAATTAGTGGCGAATGGGATACAGCTCTACTCACCGACTTACTAAAAGAACTAGAGGGTAATGGTCTTGCATCACTTACTGGTTTTGACCTAAACGAGCTAGACGACTTGTTCGCAAGTACAGTGTATGAAGTCAAAGAAGACAATTTTGATACCGAAACTGAAATAGAAGAAATAAAAACTCCATTCACAAAACAAGGAGATGTTTGGAAAATTAAAAATCATAGATTGCTATGTGGAGACAGTACAAACCTTGACTATGTATCAAATTTATTTGAAGACAAGTATGCAGACCTTATAGTTACTGACCCACCTTATAATATTGATTATGGTGCATCTGAACTTGACCGAGCAAAAGCAACTGGTAAGATTCAAGAAGATAGGTCAATTCTTAATGATGATATGGATGATGAAAACTTCTATCAATTCTTACTAAACTTTTATAAGACAGCATATCAAGTAGCAAAAGGTGGATGCCCACTCTATGTCTTCCACTCCACAAAAGAAAGTGTAAATTTTATAACAGCTATGAAAATGGCTGGGTTCAAATTATCACAAACACTTATCTGGGCCAAAGATAGATTCACTCTTGGTAGATCAGACTATCAATGGCAATTTGAACCAATACTCTACGGATGGAAAGTTGAAGATGGACACCCTCACTACTTCATACATGATAGGACTCAGTCTTCTTTGTTTAATGATAAGAAAGACTTAACAAAATTGAAGAAAGAAGAACTACTAGAAATGCTACAAGAAATCTATGAACAAATGCCTAGTGATATCATACACGACAACAAACCACTAAGAAACAAAGAACACCCAACAATGAAACCTATTACCTTAATTGCAAAGTTGATACAAAACTCAAGTCGTGAAAGAGACATTGTGTTTGATGCATTTGGTGGTAGTGGTTCAACTTTAATGGCTTGTGAACAACTTAATAGAATATCTTATAATACCGAACTAGATGAGAAATACTGCGATGTCATTATTAAAAGATTTATAAAATCATTTGGCGCTGATGGTATTTATCTTATAAGAAATGGTAAAGAAATCCCCGTACAAGATACAAGTTTGTTTAAAGATTAACCTAGACTTTCTACCCACTCTACGGTATTGTGTTATTGACCAAAAGGTCATGGGAGAAAGAAATATGAAACCAATAATAAGATTTAATAGTAAAGGTCAAAGTGGAAACATCTATGCGATATTTGGTGCTCTATACAATTTGTTTGATAAGAACAAAGCTGGACAAATTGTGAGAGAAGTAATATCAACATCAAAGAATTATGATAACTCACTAGAAATCATAAGTAAATATGTAATTCTAATAGATGACCCTACAGCAATTTAATAAAACACCTAAAGAAATGCATACAATAGCATTTCTTTTTTATTTCAATTAACGAGGTAAATAGATGAAAGATGAAATGCAAATCAAAGGTCAAGCACTAGCAGATAGAGCGGTAGCATTCATCAACTCACTAAAACACACAAAGGGTGTTTGGTATGGACAAAACTTCAATCTGCTACCTTGGCAAACAAAAATAGTTAAAGATATATTTGGAACATTAAAACCAAATGGATATCGTCAATATAATACAGCATATGTAGAAATACCAAAAAAACAAGGCAAATCAGAACTAGCAGCCGCCATCGCTCTCTACCTTACTTGTGCTGATGGAGAATATGGTGCTGAAGTATATGGTTGTGCATCAGATAGACAACAGGCATCAATCGTATTTGATGTTGCAGTAGATATGATAAAACAATGTCCTGCTTTAATGAAACGATGCAAGATAATAGCCAGTCAAAAAAGAATTGTTTATTTACCACTAAATAGTTTCTACCAAGTGCTGTCAGCTGAAAGTTACACAAAGCATGGACTGAATGTTCACGGTGTCATATTTGATGAATTACATGCACAACCAAATCGTGCCTTATACGATGTAATGCTGACTGGCTCTGGCGATGCTCGTAAACAACCACTTTTCTTCCTTATCACAACAGCAGGAACTGATAGAAATAGTATTTGTTGGGAAGTCCATCAAAAAGCTCAAGACATAATAGATGGTAGAAAGAAAGATGATTCTTTTTATCCTTGCATATATGGATTAAAAGATGATGACGACTGGACTGATGAAAAGAATTGGTATAAAGCAAATCCTAGTTTAGATATAACGGTAGATATAGATAAAATAAGACAAGCATTTAATAATGCTAAAGACAATCCAGCTGAAGAAAACTTATTTAGACAATTAAGACTTAATCAATGGGTTAAACAATCAGTTCGTTGGATGCCTATGGACAAATGGGATATGTGTTCATACGAAATAGATTTAGAAAAACTCAAAGGTCGCACTTGCTATGCAGGGCTTGACCTTTCAAGCACTACGGATATCACCGCACTTTCCTTAGTATTTCCACCAGAAGATGAAGAAGACAAATACACAATTCTTCCCTATTTTTGGCTACCAGAAGAAACAATTCCTTTAAGAGTTCGTAGAGACCATGTACCATATGATACGTGGGAAAAGAAAGGTTTAATAATGACAACCGAGGGAAATGTTGTTCACTATGGGTATATAGAAAAGTTTATAGAAGAACTTGGAAAAATCTACAATATTAAAGAAATCGCTTACGATAGATGGGGTGCTGTACAAATGGTACAAAACCTTGAAGGTATGGGATTTACAATAGTCCCTTTCGGTCAAGGTTTCAAGGATATGAGTCCACCATCAAAAGAACTTATGAAACTAGTACTAGAACAACGAATAGCTCATGGTGGCAATGAAGTTCTTAGGTGGATGGTAGATAATATCTATGTAAGAACTGACCCAGCTGGAAATATAAAACCAGATAAAGAAAAATCAACTGAAAAAATAGATGGTGCTATTGCAACAATCATGGCATTAGACAGAGCGATAAGAAACAAAAATACTGAAAGCATATATAATAATCGTGGAATATTAGTACTCTAGTTCCCTGGACTTAAAATACTTGTTGCGGTAGTGTTTTGACAAAGGAGGTAAAGTATGAAAAACCGAATTATATGCAATAAGATTCAATGCAATAAATGTAAAGACATTATTGAATCAAAAACTCAACACGATTTTGTTACATGCAAATGCGGTGCAGTTTCGGTTGATGGTGGCAAAGATTATCTTCGTAGATGTGGAAATCCTGAAGATATTACAGACCTATCTAAAGCAATAAAAATAGAAACTGAATAAACAAAATCAAAGGCACTCAAATGAGTGCTTTTTTATTTCTAAAAAAGGAGAAAAAATGGGATTATTTAGCAGAAAAAAAGAAAAACGAAACATTGACCAAAAAACTGCTGATTTCATTAAGGGTGTAGATCTAGACACAGGACAAACCAGTAATAGTGGTATAGACATTGATGAAGATTCAGCATTAAAAATATCCACGGTATATGCATGTGTAAAAGTCATAGCTGAAACTATTGCTAGTCTCCCACTTCACCTATTGCAAGAGTTATCAAATGGAGATAGCGAAAAAGCAAAACAACATCCTTTATATGGGGTTCTCCATGATGCACCAAATAACGAAATGACCAGCTTTACATTTCGAGAAATGCTAATGACTAATCTTCTATTATGGGGTAATGCTTATGCCTTAATAAAAAGAGATAAGAATGGACATGTAACAGAACTATACCCACTCAAAAGTAAGAATATGGTTGTATCAAGAGACCCAGTAACCGATGCAATAAAATACACTTATACAAACAATAAAGGAACTTCAAAAACCTATTCTCCCAAGCAGGTACTACACATACCTGCTTTTACTTTTGATGGAGTACTCGGAGTTAGTCCTATAACCTATGCTCGTGAAGCTATGGGATTAGCATTAGCAACCGAAGAATTTGGAGCGAGGTTCTTTGGTAATGGTGCAAGACCAGGTGGAGTCTTAGAACATCCAGGAATAGTAAAAGACCCAGAGAAACTAAGAGATAGTTGGAACAAAGTATATCAAGGAACAAGAAACTCACATAAAGTTGCTGTTCTTGAAGAAGGAATGAAATATCACGAAATTGGAATGTCTCCAGAAGATAGTCAATTCTTGCAAACTAGGTCATTCCAAATTACTGAAATATGTAGAATCTTCCGTGTTCCACCCCACATGATAGGAGATTTATCTCGCAGTACTTTCAGCAATATAGAACATCAAAGCATAGACTTCGTAGTTCATACAATAAGGCCTTGGATAACACGATGGGAACAGGCAATTGCAAGAGCTTTGCTAAACGACCAAGAAAGAACTATTTACTATGCCAAATTTAATGTAAATGGACTTATGAGAGGTGACTTTGCATCTCGTATGTCTGGTTATGCCATTGCCCGTCAAAATGGTTGGATGAATGCAAATGAAATCCGAGCATTAGAAGATATGAACAAAATACCTAACGACCAAGGTGGAGACCTATATCTACTAAACGGGAACATGATATCGGCAATCGCCGCAAATCAAAACGGAGGTGCAAAAAATGAAATAAATGAAGGAGGAACAAATGGAACACAACCACAAAATAGAACTTGAACGAAGATGTGTTGTCTTAAAGGAACTAAGGGTTGTCAATGGAGAAACCAGTTCGCAAGACCCTAGCATTGAGGGTTATGCGGCAGTTTTTGACTCCTGGAGCGAAAGTTTAGGTGGCAACGAACCATTTATTGAAAAAGTTTGTAAAGGTGCTTTTGCTCAAACAATTCAAGAAGATGATATTCGTGCTCTATTCAATCACGACCCAAACTATGTCTTAGGCAGAAATATCGCAGGAACACTTACCTTACAAGAAGATGATAAAGGATTACTTGTGAGAATTACTCCACCAAACACTCAATGGGCAAAAGATTTGCTAGTTTCTATTGCTCGTGGAGACATAACACAAATGAGCTTCGGTTTCACGGTAGAGTTGGATAGATGGTCGTATGAAGAAGGAAAAGATGTAAGAGAGCTATTGAAAGTAAAACTATTCGATGTAAGTCCTGTCACCTTTCCTGCCTATACCCAAACCGAATGTGGACTTCGTTCACTAGAAGAAATCTTCAAGACTCACAAACAAGTTAAAGAAGAAAGAGACAAACAAGTGAATGAAGAAATTAAAAAGAAACTTGCATTAAAAAAACAAAAACTAAAATTTTTATAGGAGAAAACATGAGAACAATTAAAGAATTAAAAGCAAGACGTGAAGATTGCAGATTAAAGGCAATCAAAATTATTGAACAAGCTGAGAAAGAAGATAGAGAATTGACTGAAGATGAAAACAAGGAAATCTCTAAACTAGAAGGCGAACTTAAAGGTTGGGATGAACAAATCGTAAGAGTTGAAATCTTTCAAAAACCTAAAGAAGAAAAAACAAACGAAGAAAAGAATGAAACTGAAAGCAAATCAGAAGAAAATGCCGAAGTATTAAAAGACGACCCAAACAAAGAAGAAGCTAGAAAGTTCCGTAGTTTAGGCGAACAAATGATGGCAGTATATAGAGCATCTACTCCAGCTGGTAGAATTGATGCAAGATTAACCACCAGAAGTGCAAGTGGTCTTAATGAGACTAACCCATCTGACGGTGGTTTTTTAGTTCAAAAAGACTTTGTTACCGAACTATTAAAGAGAACTTATGAGACAGGTATTTTGGCTTCAAAAGTAAAGAAAATTCCACTTACTACTAATGCAAACGGTATTAAAATAAATGCAATAGATGAATCATCAAGAGCTAATGGTGCTCGTTTTGGTGGAATCCAAACTTATTGGGAAAATGAAGCTGACCAAATCACAGCATCTAAACCTAAATTTAGAACTATGGATTTGTCATTAAAGAAACTAACTGGACTATGCTATGTAACAGATGAACTTTTGCAAGATGCAGCCGCACTTGAAAATGTAGTTCGTGAAGCATTTGCCGAAGAATTTGGCTTCAAAATTGACGATGTAATCCTAAGTGGTACTGGTGCAGGACAACCTCTTGGTATCTTAAACAGCGATTCACTTGTTAAAGTTGAGAAAGAAACTGGCCAAACTGACAAAATTACTGTGGAAAATCTAGTAAAAATGTGGTCAAGATTATGGTCAAGATCAAGAGCAAATTCAATTTGGTATATCAATCCAGAGATTGAACCATTACTTTACACATTAAGAGTTGGAGACCAACCAGTATATATTCCAGCTGGTAGTCTAAGCAATGCTCCTTATGCAACTTTATTTGGTAGACCAGTAGTTCCACTAGAACAATGTTCAGCACTAGGCGAAGTTGGAGATATTATCCTTGCAGACTTCTCACAATACCTATTAATCGACAAAGGTGGAATTAATGCAACAAGCTCAATCCATGTAAGATTCTTATATGATGAGAATGTGTTCCGTTTCATCTATCGTGTGGATGGACAACCAGTATGGAATAAAGCATTGCAACCATACAAAGGAAGTGCATCAGTAAGTCCATTCGTAGCACTTGCTAAAAGAAACTAATAATCAAGGAGAAACACAATGAGTAAATACATAAACAATAAAATTGAAAGTCTAGTAGATGCAGGAGCAAGTTTTGCTTCTGCTATCACTACTAAGGAAGTAAAACTAGATAACTATCAAAGTGCAAAAGTAGTTATCAGCACAGGTGCAGGAGATGAATCAACAACTATTGCAAAAGTTATTACAATTCTTCCAGATGCAACTGAGAAAGAAATTAAATCCCAAGAAATTACTATTGGTAACAATACTGAAAGCAAAATCGATATCGTAGCAGATGAATTGGCTCACGATGATGCAAATAGTTTCAAGATTACAATTGATGCTGTGGCAGACTCTACAATCACAGGTTCAGTTGTTGTAGTTCTTGGAGATGCTAGATATAGCGAAGAATAATAAATGGAGAGTGATGAGATATGCCAACATTAGAAGAAGTCAAACTATACCTTAGAATAGATAATGATGAAGAAGACACTCTCATCAATTCACTAATAGAAACAGCAAAAGAAATGGTAGAAGGGATACTCCGAAAAAGTCTTTCGGAGTTCTCCCCACTCCCAGAAACAATTAAACAAGCAATCTTATATGTTATTTCAACATTATACGAATCAAGGCAAGTAGATAAATCCTATGGAATATCAATGCAAGAACTAACCGACACAATAAGAAGATTACTTTTTGCTTATCGTGATGAGAGGTACTGATGCATATAGGAGAATTAAATAGAAGAATTGAAATCCTAAGGTTTCAAGAAACACATGATGAATATGGTGGTATTGATGGAGAATGGTTGCCTCTACTAAAACGATGGGGAAAAATTGAAGATAATGGTGGAAATGAAAGTTTTGAAAAAGACCAAAACAAAGCCACAAAAGTAATTAAGATAACAATTAGACATACCCCTCAAATACAAGAAATTGATAGAATAAAATATCAAAATAGATTGTTTGAAATAGAGTCAATCTCCGACCACAATACTGGTCATTATATGACGGTTATTATTTGTAAGGAGATAATAAACAATGGCTTATAGTGCTAAACAAAGAAAGCTCCAAGGAAATATAAAAGGAGCAAAAGAAATTGCAAAAGAACTAAAACAAATGGGAGAAAATGCAAAAGATATTTTGTCAGTAGCAGCCAATGCAGGTGGACAAATTGCCCTTGAAGATGCAAAGAAAAATTGTCCAGTTAGAACTGGAGCATTGAAAAACTCACTCAAAGTTAGAGTCAGCAAACAAAGTCCAACAAAAGCAGAAGTAATTATAGAATATGATAAAAGTTTAAAGTATGGAACATTTGTTGAATTGGGTGCTCGTGGCTTACCCGCTAACCCATTCCTTAGAAATGCAATAGATAAAAATGTACAAGCTATTAACAACAAAATAACCGAAATAGTAACTACTGAGGTAAATAAAGTACTATGAAAAAAGATTTCTTACAAAGTTTATATGAATACCTTAGTAAAAACACTGACCTAAACAAAATCGTTGGAGAAAACATCTATCCCATGTTTATCCCACAATACGATAAAATACCGGCCTTGGTATATTATCCAGTATCAGCAAGTTATGATTCAGCATTACAAAAAGATACAGGATTCCAAAGAATAATTGTGCAATTCGATTGTCACGAAACAACGTTTAAGAAAGCAAGAAAATTATCAAGATTAATAAAAGAAATGTTCCAGGACTATCACGGAGATATGTGTGGAACACTTGTCCAAGCAACATTTATAAAATCAGACATTATTATTAACGATTCAAGTAGTAATAAGTTTGATGCTAAAGACTCGGTTCATGTAATTGAATTCGAGTTTTTTATTTAATTTTTTATAGGAGGAAAATATGGCAATAGCAGGAAAAAACGGAAAAATTTGCCTAGGCACATCCAAAATTATTGGTATGAAAAACTGGTCTCTTTCCCTAAGTGTTAGCACCTTAGATACCACTTCTCTTGGAGATGATTGGAAGTCATACATTTTGGGTCTAAAAGAATGGACAGCAACAAGTGATGGAGACTATACAATCACATCAGCAAGTGAGCAAGAAGCAGTTCAAAATGGTCTTCAATCAGCATACTTAACAGGAACTCCAGTAATCGTAAGAATGTATGTAGATGAAACCCATTACTACTCTGGCACAGCAGTAATCACATCACTAAGTATTGATGACCCAGTAGCAGATGTGGTCGGCATTTCAATCGGCTTTACTGGTTGTGGTGCATTAACTTTTGAAGAAGGAGAAATAGAATAACATGAAAAAATCTGTAGTCGTAGAACTAGACAAAGCTAGAAACCTTAGATATGGAATTAATGCTTTGTGTACTATTGAAGAACTAACAAACAAACCCATAACAACATTAGATCTCAATAAACTTTCAGTAAAAGATTTAAGAAGTATTTTGTATGCAGGACTAGTACATGAAGATGACACATTAAGCCCTGAAAAAGTTGGTGCTTTAATTGATGATTACTCAGATATAGCAACTATTTCAAACAAATTAGGAGAAGCATTCACCTTGGCTTTTGGCAACCAAAAAAACAAGAAAAGCCCTCAAAAGACAACCAAAATTGGGGGTTAGAAAAAATATACAATCTTGCAGTAACAAAAATAGGTTTAGATCCTATCAAAGCATGGGATTATACACCATTTGAACTTACTTTACTTTGTGAACAAGTGGTAGAAAAAAATAAGCGCCAAATTGATGAACTTATATTTCTCGCTTGGCATGTGGAAGCATTTGCTAGACACAAAAGACTTCCTAACCTTTCTCAATTAATTAAGGACACACACAAAGTAAAGACTAGCTCAAAATCGGATGAAATCTTAAAAGCTATGGCAAGAGAAAAAGGTGTAATTTTATAAACTTACAAGGAGATAGAAAATGGCTGTAATAAGAAACTTAGTCGTAAAAATCGGTGCAGACATTGGTAGTCTTGTAAAAGGACTAAAATCAGCACAGCAACAATTAGATAAAGTTTCAAAGCAGATGTCTAAGGTTGGAGCATCATTGACAGCATCTTTCACTGTCCCTTTTACAACCTTTGCCACATTGGCCATTAAAGCAAGTAGCGACATTGAAGATAGTATGCTTTCAGTCGAAAAAAGTTTTAATGCTACAGGCAAAGAAATGGAAACTTTAACTAATATCGCAAAAAAAATGAGTGCAAACACGGTTTATAGTATAAACGAAGTTGCAGACTCTATGAATTACTTAAAATCTGCTGGTTATTCAGTAACTCAAATGGAAGATTCTCTTGTTACATTGACAAATTTAGCAACAGCATCTGAAATGGAATTAAAAAATGCCACAGCTGATGTTGTAAAGGTTTTAAGTCAATTCAATCTAGATACTAGCGAAACAAATAAAGTAGCAAACATAATGTCTGCTACTATTTCAAAAACAAGTCTAACATTAGATGAATTAACAACAGCACTTTCAATAGTTGGTAGAACATCTACAAGTGTTGGTTATTCAATAGAAGAAACATCAGCCGCAATTGCTCTACTCTCGAATGCAGGATTCAATGCTGAGAAATCTGGTAGTTATTTAAAATCAATACTAACCCAGTTACAATCACCAACAACTGAAATGACAAAGGTACTTAATGACCTAGGTATATCAGTTGACAGCATCAACCCCAAAACACATAGTCTTACTGAAATATTGGAAACATTTGCAGATGCTGGAATAACTTCTAGCCAAGCAACAAGTATGTTTGGAGATGAAATAGAAAGTGCTTTTATGTCCTTAGTTTCAAAAGGTTCGGACTCATTAAATGAAATGACAACTTCATTGACTGATACAAATTCAGCAGAAGAAGAAGCCGAAAAGAAACTAGGTACATTATCAAATCAATTAAAAATAATAAAAAATCAACTTAATGAAATATCGATACAACTTGGAGATGTTCTTCTACCTATTCTCAAAGATTTCCTAGGTAATATGGTAATGCCATTAATAGATAAATTTTCTAACCTAAGCGATGGCACAAAAGAACTAATTATAAAGATTAGTGCCATAGCCGCAGCCCTAGGACCAGTGATACTTACAATAGCAAAACTTGTAAAAGGTATAAGTTCATTAAGTGGTGTATTCTCAGCATTAGCATCACCAGTAGGACTTATAATAGCCGCCATCGCCGCAGTAATTGCAATAATGGTCTCGCTATATAACACCAATGAAGAATTTAGGAATAAAGTAAACGAAATATGGGGTCAAATAAAGGACTTCATATGTGTAGTAATTGAAGATATCAAAGCATTTTGGGAGCAACATGGCGAAGCAATAAAAGATGCAGTAGTAAAAGCATTTGAAGTAATATGGAATATCGTTTCTTCTGTGTTTAATGCAATAGCTCAAGGTGTTTCTACTTTATTTAGTTACATACAACCTATATGGGAACAACTAAAAGCAGTATTCTCATCACTTTGGAATGTAATGGTGGAACTTTATGAGTTATTAAAGCCCATTTTTGAAGCTATTGGAGCAATTGTCCTAACCTTATTTGCTGTTTGTAGCGGGGTTATTGAGGGCATAATTTCAGCACTTGGGCCTTTTATTCAAGCAATTTTGGATGTGTTTCAAATAATAATAGATGTTGTAGGTGCAATTGTTTCTTTATTCAAAGGAGACTTTACTGGAGCATTTGAACATCTACAAAATATAGGAACTGGGTTTGCTAATTTCTTCTCAAATCTATGGCAAGGAATACTAAACTTTGGCAAAGGATTCGTAGATGGGTTTGTGAATATGTTTAACAACATGGGAATAGACATCGTCTCAATTTTAAAAAATGTTTGGAGTGCTGTTTCTAATTTCTTTGTAGACTTATGGCACGGAATTAGCAATACGGCATCTAACATTTGGAATGCAATAACTGGTGTCTTTAAGGATATTGGAAACTGGTTCGGAAACCTATTCAAAGATGCATTTAATTGGGGTAAAAATCTAATAAATATGATTGGAGATGGCATTCGTTCAGCGGTCAATTGGGTAACTGATGCTTGTGGTTCAGTAATTGACACAATCAAAGGATGGCTGGGCTTCGGCTCTCCAACCGAAGAAGGTCCAGGACAATACTCTGATGAATGGGCTCCTAACTTTATGGATATGTATTCCAAAGGTATTGAAAGTGGACTACCAGACATACAAGATGCAGTAAATCAAGTAGCATTAACCCTTTCTAGTATGAATGGCAATAACTATTCTAGCGATGTATCAGCAGGAGAAACTAGCATCGGTGGAGATATTCTAAATGGATTACTACAAGCTCTAAGTATGCAGGATAATAAACCAACTGAAACTGATAAACCAATAGAACTAAGTATTGATGGTACGGTCTTTGCTCGACTAATATATCCATCTTTGACAAAAGAATTTAAAAGAAACGGAATTAAACTAAGCGAAGGAGGTTTTATACAATGATATTCTTTAAGATAAATTCAAAGACATTAACAAAAAACCCTTCTTCAATTAGTCACTCTATAACAAAAATTCAAAACCAAGATAGAACAATGGATGGCACTATGGTAGTAGATATCATAGCAATAAAAAATGTTGTAAACGTAGAATGGAAACTATTAGATAAAGAAGATATGACTAAACTAAAAAGTGAAATAGAAAGTGGCAATTTTGTAACAATAGACTTTTGGGATAGCGAAACAGAGACAAATGAAACTATGAAAAACATTGTTGCAACGACCACTTCTTTTACTTTTTCACCTTACTATGATTATACGACTGATAGCATTCGTTGGAAGGATGTAAAAATATCCTTTACTGAGAGGTAATTATGGGATATGAAGCAAGTGTAAGAAAATTACATGGAAAAGTCAAAATTCTTTATCAAGGGGCTGAATCTTCATACGAAATAGATATAACAACTTCAAGTCAAGCTGAGATATCTTTCCCAAAGCAAACATATCAGGGAAACCTTACACCTACGGTAAAAGCATGTACTATGGATGGAAACTCCACTATGAATGGAGAATATCAAATGCTAGGATATGATTGTATTGTTGGTTGGTGGTCAAACGAATTATGTGATGCAAATGGTTACTTTACTAATCCCCCATCTTTGACAATGAACTTTATTAAAAGACCAGTCAACACATGGACAATTGTTGGAGACAATAAACTAAATCAATATCCAGTTGACTTCGATATCATTGCATATGATGAAAATGGAAATGTTCTAGCAAATCAAAAAATAACAAACAATGAATTGATGCAGTCTAGAGTTGTATTTGAACCATCATTAGAGAATGTAAAACAAATGCAAATCATGGTTAGAAAATGGAGTCAACCAAATGCAGTCGCAAAGATAATTCAATTCTTTGATACATTAGAAGAAAACTATACTGGTAACGATCTAAAGAATTTTGAAATTCTTGAATCATTAGCAACTGATAGCGAAGGTATAAGCTATGGAATCAATTCAGATACACTAACAGTGTGCATCTACAATAGAGACCGAAAATTTGACTTGGGATACTTAAAGGACTTCTTGTTATTAGATAGAAAGGTTATTCCTTATATTGGTATAGAAGATGAAGATGGAAATATAAATTACACTCAAATTGGGGTCTTCTACTCCGATGAATGGTCAGACCCACAAAAAGACCAATGGGTAACATTAAAGTGCCTAGATAGACTCTTAAAATTCCAAAAAGTAACATATATCGGTTATCCCTTTGCTCAAAACGTATCACTAAAAACCATAACAATGGATATCTTACAAAAAGCTGGACTAACAGCAGGAGAATACGAAATAGATGACAAACTAGAAGAAATGGTTGTTCCCTATGCTTTCCTAGGCAAAAAGTCCGTTTGGGATGCATTACAAGATGTTTGTAATGCTGGTCTATGCAGAGTCTATACAACAAGAGATGATAAAGTAAAAGTTTCAGTAGAAAATCTTGAAATTCAGCATAGTGGTATAGAAATTCGACCAAATAGAATATTTGATTACGAAAAGCAAACAAGAAAAACCGACTTCTCAAACCATATAGAAGTAAACTACTCAGACATAAATGCAAGTCTAACCGAGTCCACTCGTCAAGTGGTTTATTCCAATGCTATATCAATAGATGCAAAATCTAAAAGGACAATGATAGTAGACTTTTCACAAAATGTTACTGATGCATCTCTTTCCTATTTACCACTAAACAATTTGAAACTTAATTATTTTGAATCAAGTATAAATTGTGGAAAATTTGAAATTGAAAATACATCGGATGAACTAATTATTGCAAATATTGAGATTACTGGATTAGTTATTCAAGTGAATACTCAAACGGTAGTAATTGAAGATGAAGAATCGGTTGAAAACTATGGTGTAATGGCATACAAACACAATTCAAGCGACTTAGTACAAACATACAATCGAGCAGTAGAAATTGGAAACTATCTAATAACAATACTTAATCAAGGAAGTGGTAATGTTCGTGTTACCTGGAGAGGAGACCCATCTCTACTCCTTGAAGATAAATTCACATGTGAAGATAGGTTCGGCAAAAGCAAAGAATTTATTTGTCAGTACAATAGATTCACTTTTGATGGTGGTCTAAAACAAGAAACAAAAGCAAGAGAGGTATAAAATGGCAACAATAAATAATAGTTGGTCAGAACCTAAAAGCGACTATATAAGTACTGACCAAGTAACACCTAATATATTCAATGAATTAGCAAAAAACGAAAAACACTTAAAGGAAATAGCTTGTGAAGTAATCATAAGAAAAACCGAGAATTCCACAACAACTGAAACAAGAACAAACAAATTAATAATTCTAGATAATAAGCCATTTTTAGAAGATGATAGTGGCAATCTTACTGAGATAAAACTAGTAGCAGAAGTAGCCACAAAAGATGCAAACGGAAATACTATTTCAAGCACTTATGCAACTAAAAACGGTGTAGAAAATCTAACAAATAAAACATATAATGGCTTCACATTAAATAATGCTTGTGCAAAGGATATTGTAGACAGTACATCGGCGGCAGGAATAGGAACATCTGATAAAGTTCCTACTGAAAGAGATGTGTATTATGGACTACCTACAATAAACAATTCTCACTCCTACAATTCCGACACAAAAATATTTACACCGACAAGTCAATTGTCTGAAACAAATGAAAAAAGATACATTGTCGGATCTTCTTCTACAAGTTCAATGAATACTGAACAAACAAACTCAAATTGCTATATGCAAAGTGGTCATTTGTATAGTAATGGCAATCAAGTTATGAATAAAGCTATGTTTGTTTTGGATGGCTCAACACTAACGATAACAACAACCTAGGAGGTATAAATGTTATATGTAAATGGAAAAGAAATTGAAAAAGTCGTTTACAATGGTAAGGATTTAGATACGGTCTATTATAATGGCGTAGAAGTATTTACATCTGCAAGAGCAGTCACATATACATTAACAAACCTTGTGCAAATATCTTGCCCATCAAAAGTCAAAAATGGTGGAACATTAATAGCTCAAATCGGTGGAGCAAGTGGATATCTAACACCAGATAGTGTTGCAGTTACTTTAGATGGCACAGCACTAACAACGACATCTTCAAATGCATCATATTATACCTATGATGCAAATACTGGAACAATCACGGTATACAACTGCACAGGAGCTATAAACATAACAGCAAGTACCGATTTGCGATACTCATCAGTTTGGGTGTTCTCTGGCAATTCAGTTACTAAATATACTGGTTCGGATATAGACCTAACAATTCCTTATTGTTATAAATCCTATACAAGAAACAATTCAACATATTATGTAGTTGCAAATGCAAGTACTACTGGATATACAAATGTAACAACTATTGCCGCTAGTATGTTTTATGGTGTAACAACTTTGAGATCAGTAACGGTATATACCCCACTTAAAACTATTGGCAACGAGGCATTTAGAGGTTGTACAAATCTAAAAACATTTACAGCACCAGGAAGTATGACAACTTATGGTTCAAGTGCTTTCTATGGTTGTTCATCATTAACATCCGTACCTATGGCATCAACAGCCCAGTCATATGCATTTTACAATTGTACTTCTCTTACAAAAATGGGAACAACTCAATCATCAGTTGCATTTGGTACTCTTGGAGACTATGCTTTATATAATTGTTATAATCTAGTAGCCACAAATCTAACATTTGGTAACATAGGTGCTTATGCAATGTGGAATTGCAATAAAATAACTGGAACAGCAACCGAAAAAATAAGTGTAGCATCTGGGGCTTCATACTCAATCGGTGCATTCGCTTTTGCAAAAACAAACATTACTTATTTTGATATGAACAATGTCCATGCAAAGGCAAAATCCTCTTGGGGTTCTGGATGTTTCTCAAGCAATTCTAAATGGGATATAAAATTAAATATTGGACAATCTTACTCTCCTATCGCAACACTAGTGCAAACATCAACTAGTAGTGCTGATGGTGGTTCATATAAATACATTTATGGTGGTTATATGTACGGTAGTAGTGCTAGTGGCAAAATCGTATCAGGTGACTATGTTCCAGATGTATATGTTTATACTTTCTGGGGTTCTGAAGAACATTATAGTTATTGCGACAATGTCACAACCGACTCCATTTCTTCAAGTTTTAGATGTTTAACTATATCCAACTCTTCAAGTGCAGGATTTACTTTTAGAGCAGAATGTAGAAATGCTACATCCGACACATCAACATTTAAGTCAGCATATGCAAACGTAAGATATTATACTTTAAAAGCCGACCCAAATGCTGTTGTCTCAAGAAATGAATCAACATATACCGAAGCGAGTTCAGTAACTCCAGTTCATGGTGTTGCATATTGGTGGTATCCTTTCTCTTATGTAACAGCTCAAAGCTCAGGTTGTATCGCATTCGATACACCAGTAACATTAGCAGATGGAACAACTAAAATGATTCAAGATGTTACATACAAAGATAGAATATTAAGATTCAACCACGATACTGGCGAGATTGATACAAGTTATTGCCATTGGTTAAACAAAGAAGAAATTGCTGATAAATATATTAAGGTAACATTTAGCGATGATTCATATATCAACTTCATCTTCCCACACTCAATTTATAGCTTAGACCTAAATAGATATGTCCAAGTTACGAGAAAAGATGAATTTGGGGTTGGAACAAGAGTTCCTAAACAAATCTTGGTAGATGGGAAACCACAACTAACCGAAGTAACGGTTACTGGCATCGAACTTATAAATGAAGAAATTAAGTTCTGCGAAGTTGTTACTGGACAATTCTATAATAGTTTTGCAAATCATATTCTAATAACTGAACCTTTTACAATAGGATTCCAAAACATGTACGGGTTTAATGAAGATATGACATATGCTTCCCCACTAAGAAAACAATATCTTGCAGGAGAATATAAAGGATATTTATTCTCCGAAGATTATATTAGAGACACTCTAAGAATCACAAACAAAGATAGCATAGGTTTCCGTGCTGAAGAATGGGGTATGCTTATGGAAGCTGGACATATCGATGAAAATGGTATCCACATTATGATTGATGAATTCGTTAATAGCGAACAACACAAAGTAGACCCAATAAAGGATAGCGACGGAGATAATATTTGGCCAGTAACTACCGACCTAGACATTGTGGAGAACATAGATAATTTTATGAGAAAAGAAAGTTCAGAATACATATTACCTAACCACAATGATAATAATTTCATCGGCTGGTATTGCTCAGCTGATTCAAAAATGTATCAACCAAGAGATGTGTACAAAGTAAAATATGGAACACACTTCACAGCAAAATTTAATAAGGAGAAATAAATGGTTTCAATAGTAATAAGTATTGCATCGAGCATCATATCTGGTATGGTGCTCTTTTTCTTACAAAGATATTTTAAGAAAAAACATCATGAAGATGAAAAACGAGAATATCAACGACATAAAAAAGATGTTTTATTGATAAAAAGTATAAATGCTATTGGAGATTTAACACTCGCAAATTCAATAGCATTAAGAGATGGAAAAACAAATGGAGAACTTAAAAAAGCTCTATCAGAATACGATAAAGTCAACAAAGAAATGATAGATTTCTTAATAGAAAATTCAGTAGATCAAGGAGAATAATATGTTGGAAATAATTTGTGTGCCAGTGATTGTTACACTGGTATTTTTCTTAATGGAATTATATAAAAAATTTATTGCAAAGGGTAATGAAAAACTAATAAGAATTATACCTATAATTGCTTGTCTGATAGGCATAATTGCAGGAATAATTTGCTACTTTGGCTTTCCCAGTATCATTGCCGCAACCAATCTATTTACAGCCATTTTAGTAGGTGGAGCAAGTGGTCTTTCAGCGACTGGTTGCAACCAAATTTTCAAACAATTATCTAAGTATGGAATTGAAGTAAAAGAACCTAATAAAAAGGAAAAATAATAATGAATCAACAAACAGATAGTATCGAAAAAATCCTAACAAAGATATTACTAGCAAAATTACAAAAAAATGGCTTAATTACTCAAAAACAACAAGAAATAATTATACAAAAATATTAACTTTTCTTTTCAAATAACCCTGGACTTTAAGTCTCTTTTACGGCTTAATTGTATTAGCAAATAGGAGGATAAAAAATGCTAGATTTACAGCGAAAACCAAGAGCATGTGCCTATGTCAGAGTAAGCACAAACTCCCGTGACCAAGAACACAGTTTCGCATTCCAGTCCGAGTACTGGGAAGACTTCATCAAGCAACAAAATCAATACGAATATGTAGGTCTATATGCAGATGAAGGAATAAGTGGAAAATCAATAAAAGCAAGAAAGCAATTCCTACAAATGATTGAAGATGCAAAGCAAGGCAAAATAGACAAAATCTTCACAAAATCATTTACAAGATTCGCTAGAAACAAGGTTGAAGCTCTCGAAACAATAAGAGAACTAAGACAAAACAATGTATCAATATACTTTGATACCGAACATCTAGACACATCCACAACCGACTCAGACTTTGTACTAAGCATATTAGCAACGGTAGCCGAAGAAGAACTAATACAAATAAGTGAGAACCTAAAATGGGCCATCGATAAGAGATACCAAAAAGGTGCAGTCTACATTAACAACAACACCTTAGGACTTAAAATGGTAGACAACAAAATAGTTGTAGATGAAGAAAAAAGAGACTTAATCAAAAGGATATACAAGTTATACCTAGATGGATGTGGCATAGAAAAAATAGCAAAGATACTTACAAAAGAAAAGGTTGCCACTTCAACTGGTAAATATGTGTGGCATGGAAGTGTAATAAGGAGCATCCTAACAAATGAAAAATACATGGGAGACTCTCTACAACACAAAGTATACAAGACACACGACATGAGAATAAAAAAGAATACTGGCGAAGTAACCCAGTATTACATAACCAACAATCACGAAGCCATCATAGACAAAGAAGACTTCAAAAAGGTTGGCGAAATACTAGCAACCAAATCAAACAATAGAAATGGCATGGTTGCTCCCACCTACCCATTCTCAAGCAAAGTAGTATGTGGACATGATGGTAAAACATTCAAAAGAAAATTTGAAGGATACAAGAATAAAAAGAAAGGTATCTACAAATGCAAGGTGTATCTAAAATACACAAAGGATGCTTGTAACAACTCAGCAATACTAGAAAGCGAATTGGAAAAACACTTCATATCAGCATACAACGAGTTCGTGGAGCATCTACAAACAGCATCATCAACTGCAAGTCAAAGAAACGAGCTCAAAGAAAAACTAGATAAAGAAAGAGAACTAAGAGCATTATACATTAATGGTTATCTAACCAAAGAACAATACACATCATTGAATGATGCTCTAGTAACTGAAATACAAAAACTAGACAATTCAATCAAACAGCAAGAGTCAAGCATCAAAAAACAATTTCAATTAAAAACAATTGAAGAATTTGACCCACAACTAGTAGATGAGAGTTTAGAAAAAGTAATCATCAATGACTATACAGCAACTTACGAATTCAAGAATGGATATCAAACAACCAGGAGGTATGACAATGGAAAAAGTGGAAACAAGAAAGGTTTTAGAGAAAATAATAACAGAGATTCCTGCCAAGCCGAAATTCCTAGCGAATAGGAATATAACGGAAAACAATAAACTAAGGGTTGCCGCATACTGCAGAGTCTCAACCGATAAATATGAACAAGAAGATAGCTATGAATTACAATGTGCTCACTTCAAAGAATTCATAGAAAGCAAACCAAACTGGACACTGGTAAAGATATATGCCGATGAAGGCAAATCGGGAACACATAAGGCAAATAGAAAGAATTTCCTAGAAATGATAGAAGATGCCAAAAATGGTAAAATAGATATGATATTGGTAAAAAGTATATCCCGTTATGCCAGAAACCAGATAGATAGCATAACAATAATGCGAGAACTAAGAGAAAAAGGAGTTAAGATTTACTTCGAAAAAGAAAAGATTGACAGCTCCGATCCAAAAGCAGACTTCACACTATCGGTACTAAGTGCAGTAGCTGAAGAAGAATCAAGAAACATATCAACAAACATTCGCTGGAGTAACCAAAAGAAAATGCAACGTGGAGAGTTCAAGGTCAACATTAGCCAAATGCTAGGACTAGAAAGAGACAAAGAAGGCAAAATAACAATAGAACCAATAGGTGCTCAAATCATACAAGGAATATATAGAGACTTCCTAAATGGAATGACATTCAAAGACATAGCCCTAGAACTAAATGCAAGAGGTATCAAAACAAAAACTGATAAACCTTACCAAGGAATAACAATCAAACGAATACTAGAAAACGAAAAATATTGTGGAGATGCTATATACATGAAAACATATAGCCAAGACTTCCTAGCAAACAAAAGAGTCAAGAACACAGGTCAAGCTCCACAATACTATGTCCAAAACAACCATCCAGCAATAATATCAAAAGAAAAGTTCGAGATGGTTCAAACCGAAATCAATAGAAGAAACAACCTACGAAGTGACAGTAAATCTGGTAAAGGCAAATATGTAAGTAAATATGCATTCAGCGGCTTAGTAATATGTGGAACATGCGGTTCAAAGTTTAGAAGATTCAGCTACGAGCAAAATGGTAAGCGATTCGATAAATGGATATGCATCAATCATCAGACAAATAAAGAAAGCAACTGCAAGATGAAAGCTATATATGAAAGAGACTTAGAAAATGCATTCATGAATGGACTAAATAAAATCATCAACACAAACTATACAACAAAATTAGAAAGAGATATAGATAAAACCATAAAAGGAAATCAAGAAACTCAAAAGATTGAAACCTTAAACAAAACCCTTAAGGAACTACAAGACATAGCATATAACATAGCCAAAGAATTCAAGGACAATGAAATAGATATAACAACCTATACAATCAAGATAAACGAAACAATGAAAGACATTGATAGCATAACCACCGAACTAAATAAGATAAAGAACAAAACAGCCATAGAGTCTCTCCACAAACACACAATGGAACAAATAAGAAAATTCATAAACAAATCCTTAACTGAATTCGATAAAGACATATTCAGAGCCCTAGTAGATGAAGTCATAATTATAAACCAAGTACAAGCAAGATTCATACTAAAAACAGGAATGGAGTTCATAGAAAACCTATAACAAAAAAACGGTAACCACAATAATGGTTGCCGTCTTTTTTTTGCTTAAATTTCAAACTCATCAGCTGGTAATGGTTTACACTCTTGCCTTTCCTTATCTAGTAATTGAAGTTTCGGTTTTCTTTTACGATAATGATTCATGTCATTAAGGATGATATCACACATCTTAAACAATTCTTTATTAAATTCTTCAACATCATCAAACTCTGGTATCGGTACAAACATTCTCTTACGAGCAAAAGCCACCATTCGCTCAACAACACCTTTTTGTTGTGGAGATCTTGGCTTGCAAAATCTTGCTTCAAAACCGAAATAATCACGAAACCTTTTGATTGGTGGAAGAACTTCACGATAGGTTCTATATGGAGTCTCAGGATTAGGAGTTTGCAAATTTACAAGTGCGGGGTCGTTGTCAAACACTAAAACCTTAGGAACAAAACCTATATGCTTAAAAATATTTATAAGACCACGAATAAGGTCTTCCGTTCTCTTTCTCTTGGATACTTGAACATAAACAGCATTACTATATGCAAATGCTGTAACTAAAAATGCTCCACGAAACTTCTTTCCTTTTTCAATAAAATCACAAAAACCAAAGTCGACTTGCATCTCACCAGGATAATGTTCCAAGAATAGTACAGGTTTGTCCTTAGGAGACTTTACAATAGTTTGCCTAGATATTCTTTGTAATTTACGAAAGAATCCTGTCAGCTTTAAGTTTTTATCTGGGAACATATCCACCAGTTTCTGATACATTTCTTCCTTTGAATATTTCCTAGTATTATTAACAAAATGATTTCTACGATACATTGCTATTATTTGATTATCAAC